CTTCTTAAACGTTTCTTCCTTGTCCAAGTCCCGCGCGTCGAACGCGAGCTGGAAATCATAACCGCCCGCGATGTCCGCCGCCGTCGTGGGACAGCCCGGCAAGCCGCCGCCAATGCGCGCCAGCTCCTCGTCCGTCAGATACTGCTGGGCAAGCTGCAAGGTCTGCGTGCACACCTCCTCCTCGGCCGCGAGGAAGTTCTCCACCGCCTGCTGCAAGCGCGCCTGCCACTTGGCTGGCAACACTTCAGGATGCGGCAGGCCCCAATACTCCGCCGCCCGGCGCAGCACCATGGCGATGACATTGAACGCAAGCTGCGGATTGCCGCCCGGCGGTTCGAGATACTCCAGCCCGCGGTTGCCGCTGATCTGCTTCTCCACCTTGATGCCCGGGCCGATGCGATACTTCTGGCCGAACTTGGCCGGCGGCACGAGCAGCGTGGGGTTGACCTCCAGCGTGGCCCGGTCTTCGAGCATGTCGCACTGGGTCTTGATCTCGTCCTGCCAGGTGGCCGAGACCTCGGGCACGCCGCGCGAATCAATCAGCCGCCGGCTCACGCGCTCCTGCTGGCCTTCGACAAACGGATATTTGCCATGGTCATAGCCGCAAGGGCCGTGCTTGGCGTAGATGCCCTTGCCCGCGTTGTCCTTGGTGGCGTTGGGGCAGAAGATGGTGCAGCACACTTCCGGCACGTCATCGGCATCCACGGTGCGGACATACGCCCACAGCACCTCCACCAGATCGTCCTTGGTGTTGGCCTGGGCGGCGTTCACGTAGGTGTCGCCTTCGTGGATCAGGTTGGTCAACGTGTCATCCCACGTCACAATTTTGCCGCGCGTGGCGATGGCCGCCTCCGCCCAATCGGCATCCCAGCCGTCCGTCAGCACGTTCTCGCGGATCTCGGTCTCGGTGAGGAAGTCGCGCACAAACACGCACCGGGCGCGTTGCAGGTCCGTTGTGGCCGGGGGAAAGAACACGTCCTCGTTCACCTTGCGCGCCGTCCACTCGGGACCGTGGTAGGTCACGTAGGGCGTCGGGACTTCGGCCTTGGCCGACGTGCGCAGCGACCGCACGATGCGTCGGGCCTGCCCGCGGCTGAGGGTCTTGAGCAACGCCTGCGCGGCGTCCGTAGCGGCGTCTTCCTGCGTCGGGTCCAGCACCAGCGAGACCAAGGCCGGCCCCTCGGGGAACCCATCGGCAATCTGTTGGAGCGTGATGTTGGTGCGCTGGTAGCTCACGCGGCGTTCCCAACCCACCTGCCACACGGCCACGCCGTAGCTCAGGAGGTAGTTGGCAAACAGCTCGCGCTCGCGGCCCAGCTCACGGCGCCGCTGCTGGCGGAAGTGGTTCACCAGCTTGGCCACCTGCTGCGCCTTGGCCTCGTTGGCGGCGCTGGCGGGAATGGCCTTCACCTGCGCGCGCGCGCCGGCCGTGGTCAGCACGGCGGAGAGATCGCGGATGATGCCGTCCACGAGCGGCTGGCGGGTGTCGGCGGCGTTGTCCCACGGCAGGCAGGCATCACCGAGCAGCTCGCGCTTCTTGCGGCCGGAGGGATGCTGGCCGGACCAGCGGGTGAACCGGGCCTTGTCGGCGTAGTCGGCGCGCCACTGGCGGCCGAGGTAGCCACCGGCCTGCTGGAATTCCGTCACGAGCCGGTCAATGTCCGGCGTGCGCGTCGTCTGGAGCAGCACGTCTTCGTTCTGCTCGGAAATTTGAGTTGTCATTGGGCTGTGAGAAAGCAGCCCAGCCAAAACGTGCCCAGCGGTTCGGACACCGGACACTCCCGCCACGATTCACGCCGGCGGGGATTTGTCAAGGGGCGTTCGCCGAAACCAATGCGTCGCGGCGTCCAAGCAGTTCTCGGCATCAAACACCTCCTCGGCCCAAGGCTCACGGGGAAACGCGGCGTAAAGCGCCCCCAGCTCCACCCGCATGGCCATCAGGCGATTCAGCACCCCAGCCGGGCTAATCGGGTCCGCCGCAAGGCCGCACTTCGAGCACCGATAGAAACTTGTGACGCCGCATTCGCTCTCCACTTTGAGCAGTCGCAGGCAGCAGTGCGAAAGCGGGGAAGCCGCATCGGTTCTTGGGGTGTCGCTCATAGCTTTAATTTACGGGAAACCACGTCGCCGCATTTCTTGCACCGGAGCACATAGAATTTACCTACTACCGTTCCGTCACTGCGGGAGATTTCGGACACACTAATCTGCTCCCATACATGGGCACACAAGCCCGTGGTCGGCGGTGTCTTTGTCCAGTTCATAGGTTCGCCTTTCTCTTTCAACCTTCAACTTTGCCCTTTCAACCCTTCGCGCTCACACATAACTCACCTCCCGCTTTGGGTCCAAATACTGCAAGTCCGCCATGACCAGGTAGCCCAGCAGATCCGCAAAGTCCTTCCACGCGTGCTTCTCGCCGCCCACTCTGCCGGGCCAGTGGTTGAACGTCCCGATCACCTGCTGCGCGGCCGCGCTCACGTAGAGTCGCGGCGCGTTGGCTACCATGTCGAGCGGCTGGTTGTCCTCCCAGTGCAGCAGGCGGTTGACCTGCGCGATGCGCGTCTCCTGGTCCGTGCCGCTGGCGGTGAGAAACTCCATGGCCTCGCCGTCCTCGCCGTCCTCGGGCGTGGCGAACTGGTCCACCAGACACGTTCCGCCGTGCTCCTGCGCGTGCGGGTTGCGACCGGCCCGCGGGTCGATGAACCGTGCCACCACGTCCAAGCCCAGCTCGCGCTCCACGCCCCGCCACACGCGCTTGAGCTGCGCGGTGCCCAGCCCCAGCGAGTTCTGCGCCGGGCCGGCCTTGTAGAGCTTGCCCACGGCATCGCCCGAGCCGTCGAGATTCGGGATGGCCCACTCGCCATAGGTCGCCGCGTCCGGCCAATCGGCCATGACGTAGTAGCGTTCGTCCGGCGTCACGCGCACCCACAGGCTGGCAAAGTTCCGCGCGCCGGCCGGGTCCACGAACTGATAGTCCGTGCCGGTCTTGGGCAGGTGCTCGGGCGCAACCACGTTCCACTCGCCGAACTTGGGAAACGGCCGGCCCACGGTGTCGCGGGTGTAGCCGTAGGCAATGCGTTGAATGTATTCCGGCGAGCGCGGCTTGCCGTTCTTGCCCCGGCAATCGTCCTTCACGGCCTCGTAGAACGTGCGTTGCCCATCGCCGAAGCGGTTGAACTCCGACCAGAAGTAGATCACGCGCCCGCGCGTGGTGGCGGGCAACTGGATGAACGGCATGTGCCCCACGGGCAGGCCGGGGACGTTCACGCGGTCGGGCAACAGCTCGGCGAACCGGCTCTCGCGCGTGACCGGCGCATCGCCCACGGCTTCCTTGATCGTGGCCGTCATGCCGTTGATGGGCGTGAAGCTCCAGATGAGCTGGGCCTGCTGGAACCGCAAACGCCGTTGCAGCATGAGCCACCAGTTCACGCGCAGGTTCTCGTCCGGCCACACGGCCACGACGGTCTGGCCCGGCACGCCGAACATCTGACCTTCCAGATCGCCCGGGTCCTGCTGGTAGGTCTTGAACATGAACTTGCTGCCGTTGGGCAACGCGAGGAGCTGGTCGCTGAACCCGTGGTGCGACGAATACTTGATGTAGTATTTCTTGCTCTGCTTGCCGTTGAGCGCCTTGAACTCGTTGGGCAGGTAGTGCCAAAGGATTTGCTGCTGCGTCTCAATGCTGCTCTCGAAGTTCTCCGCGATGCACAGCAGCTTGCAGCCGGGATTGTGAACCGCGGACTCAATCAGCCGCCGGCCCGCGTAGCGCGATTTGCCCGAGCGGTTGCCACCCAGCAGCATGAGAAACAGCACGCGCCCGTGCTCGTCCGACTCGGCCAGCAGGCGGTCGGCATCCGCCCAGTGCGGCGGGTCCGGCTCGTGCCGGAACGGGTCCGCCTTGGCGTCGAGGATGGCATTCTCGCGCCGGGCATAGGCATGGGCGATGCGTTCCGCGCCATCCGGCTCCGCGAGCGTGGCGCGCAGCTCCGCCGCCGTGGGCACGGGAAACAGCGGGTGCGGCGTCCACTTGAGATCGGGGAGGGTCATGCTTCACTGCGATTGAGTTAAACTTTTGGCGGGACGGGTGCGCCGCGCCTCTTCGATGTTTTGGCAGATAAGGCGCATCGCTGACTTCACGGGCTTGCCTTTGAACGTCTCAATGGGCCAGCCATGCCGGTCCTTTCTCCACCACGGCAGCGGAGGATTGTTGTAGGCGTGCAGCCACTTTCGGACATGCTCATAGCCATAGAAGATTCTGTCACCGTCACCGGGGGCACGGTCGCCACCGATTGCATATGCTTCCTTGCCATC